TCTTGAAGAATGGGAGGATATGAAGGAGCATGTTCAGTTTGATTATATTGCTGACAACTACTTCACTGAACTCAAAGAGATTGAAATCCGCAATGAGAGACTTAATGAAGTTGCTCAAATGGATCCTTATGTAGGTAAGTATTTCTCTGCTGAGTATATCCGTCGTCAAGTTCTTAAGCAAACTGATGTTGAGATTAAAGAAATTGACAAACAGATTGAAAAGGAAATTGAAGAAGGAACTATTATGGATCCAGCAGCAATGCAAGCTATGGAGATGGGCATAGATCCTGGAATGGAAGGTGATCCAGCAGCAGAACCTGAAGCAATTAATACACAGGAATCCGCAATAGATCCCGCAGATCAAAAACGAGGGGAGTTCTAATTTACTAAATACATATATTGGGAGTATATTATGCCTAGCGAAATCGCACAAACAATCGTCAATCATATATTTTCTGACGAAAAATCTAAAGCAATAGATGCAGCTAACGATGCATTTAGTGCTGCTGCTTATGATGCTATTCAACAACAGAAAGTTGAATTTGCAAAGCAGATGGGATTTGAACTTGATGACACTGCACAATCAGTTGCTGATGATCTTGAAGATAAAGTGGTATCTGATGGAGATGAGGGGGAACCCAAAGTAGAACCCGAACTTGGTAGAATGCCACATGAGGCACCTACTGATGAGGTAGAACAACCTGAAGCAAGTGCCGAACAACCCACTGAAGAACAACCTGTCGAGGAGCCGCAAGATGAGACTAATAGCTGAAGAAATCGAATCAGTTGAATTTTTAACTGAAGAGAAGGACGGCAAGAAGAATCACTTTATTGAAGGTGTATTTTTGCAGTCTGAACTTACGAATAAAAATGGAAGAATGTATCCATTTAAAACTCTTCGGAGAGAGGTTGCTAAATATGATGAGAACTTTATTCAAAAAGGTCGTGCCTTAGGTGAACTGGGTCATCCCGATGGTCCTTCTATCAATCTTGATAGAGTTTCACATAAGATAGAATCGTTGAAAGAAGATGGAACTAATTTCGTTGGACGTGCAAAGATTCTTGATACACCTATGGGCAACATTGCCAAGAACCTTCTTGATGAAGGTGTAAAACTTGGAGTTTCATCTCGTGGTATGGGTTCTCTTCGCAAAGAAGGTAACTGTAATATAGTACAAGATGACTTTATGCTTGCAACTGCTGCTGATATAGTAGCAGATCCATCAGCACCAGATGCTTTTGTTGATGGAATCATGGAAGGAAAAGAATGGGTTTGGGATAATGGCATACTTAAAGAGTCTGCTATTGCTCAAATAAAGCAAGAAATTGATAAAGCAACTCTTATAAACATTCAAGAACGGAAGGTTTCCGCATTTGATAAATTTTTAAGAAGTTTGTAATTTATAAATAAACATAGACAAACGCTAATACGACGGAGTTTAAACAAATGTCTGAGACCTCTACTAAAGAGCTAGATTCAATGGAGCAAGTGACCGAAGACGCAGCTACTGGTTCTACAGCAATCAAAAAGGGCGCAACCGCAGGAGAAAAGATCGATACTTCTGGGGGTAATTTTAATGCTATTGGTGGTTCTGATAGTAAATCAGAAGAAGGTGCTAAGGGTACGAAGAACCTTGGTGCATCTGCTGCTGGATCTACTTCAGTTGAAGGAGATAAGTCAATTAAGACGAAACCTTCTGACGCAGGTACTGGTAACGTAAGTGCTGGTTTGTCTGGTAAAATCTTCGATTCGGAAGAAAAAGATGGGGAAACAATCCAAGAAGAGCCAAAAACTGAAGAAGCCAAGTACGACTTTAGTGAAGATGTTGACGCTCTTGTCGCTGGTGAAGAACTCTCAGAAGAATTCCGAGTAAAAGCGAAGACAATCTTTGAGGCAGTTGTTACTCAAAGAGTTAACGAAGAGACTAAAACTCTTCAAGAGGCTTATGAATCTGCCTTGACTGAAGAAGTCGAAAAGATCAAAACAGAATTGGCCGAGAAGGTTGATGACTACATCTCTTATGCTGCAAAGCAATGGTTAGAGGAAAACTCACTTGCTGTTGAGCATGGTATTAGAGTAGAGATGGCAGAATCATTTACTGAAGGGCTCAAAAAGCTATTCGTGGAACAGAACTTTACTGTACCCGAAGAAAAATTCAACCTGCTTGATGGCATGGCTGAAGAGATAAATGATATGGAGAAAAAGCTCAACGAACAAATCGACACCAATGTCTCATTGAATAAGAGGATTGGTGAATTTACTAGAATGGAAATCGTGAACGAATGTGCTACTGGACTTGCTGAAACCCAAAAGGAGAAGCTTGTATCATTAGCTGAAGGGGTTGAGTTTGAAAATGAAGCTGACTTTAAAAACAAAGTCGAAACTATCAAGGAATCATACTTCACTAGGAAGGCTGAGACTGCAGAAACTGTAGTTGAACCCACCGAAGAAGCATCTGCACCTTTGGTAGAAAACAACGAGAGTGGCACAATGTCGAAGTACGTTGATGCTCTATCACGTTGGTCCAAATAATAAATCACTTTAAGGAAATAAAAACTAATGTCTAACATTAAACAACTCCAAGAAAAGTGGGCCCCTGTTCTTAATCACGATGCTCTTCCAGAGATCGAGGATACTTATAAGAAAGGCGTTGTAGCCCAACTTCTTGAAAACCAAGAGAAAGCACAAGCAGAAGAAGCAGGTATTCTTAATGAAACTCTTCAAACTGTAGGTACAGGAGGATACGGTGCTGACGCAACTGCAACAGGTCCTGTTGCTGGTTTCGACCCAGTTCTTATCTCTCTTATCCGTCGTTCAATGCCTAAGCTAATTGCTTATGACATTGCTGGTGTTCAACCAATGACAGGTCCAACAGGACTTATCTTTGCGATGAGAACCAACTACGGTACAGAGAGAGATGCTACAGACTCTGATTACAGAGAAGCATTCTTCAATGAGCCTAACGCTGGATTCTCTGGTGGCCCAGGTAACCGTCTTGCTGACTATGATCCTACTGCATCTGGTTCTGCAATCAACGATGCTGAAGGTAACAACCCTGCTGTTCTTAACGATAGTTCTGCTGGAACCTATGAGGTAACAGGTGATGCTACTGGAATGGCAACAACCACTGCTGAAGCACTGGATGACAGCTCTGCTGCAACAGCCTTCAGAGAAATGGGTTTCTCAATCGAGAAAGTAACAGTTACTGCGAAGTCACGTGCTTTAAAGGCTGAGTACTCAATCGAACTAGCTCAAGACTTGAAAGCAATTCATGGTCTAGATGCCGAGCAAGAGTTAAGCAACATTCTCTCTACAGAGATCCTTGCTGAAATCAACAGAGAAGTTGTTCGTACAATCTACGTTAACGCTGTAGAAGGTGCTCAGAACAATACTGCTGATGCTGGTATCTTCGACCTAGACGTTGATTCAAATGGTAGATGGTCAGTTGAGAAGTTCAAGGGACTACTTTTCCAGATCGAAAGAGATGCTAACGCTATCGGTCAGCAAACTCGTCGTGGAAAGGGCAACATTTTGATCTGCTCTGCAGACGTTGCTTCTGCTCTAGGAATGGCTGGTGTTCTTGATTACACCCCTGCTCTTAATGGCAACAACGCTCTTACTGGTGTTGATGATACTGCAAGCACACTTGTTGGTACTCTTAACGGTAAGATCAAGGTTTATGTTGATCCTTACTCTGCTAACGTAGCTGACAAGCACTTCTATGTTGCTGGTTACAAAGGTTCTTCTCCATATGACGCTGGATTATTCTATTGCCCATATGTACCTCTACAGCAGGTCAGAGCAATTAATCCTAACACCTTCCAACCAAAAATTGGCTTTAAGACTCGTTACGGAATGGTTTCTAACCCATTTGCTCAAGGTCTTACACAAGGTTCTGGTGCTCTTACAGCTAACACCAACAAGTACTACAGAAGAGTACAAGTTGCAAACCTCATGTAATTCAGAATTACATACTTCAAAAGAGACCTTCGGGTCTCTTTTTTTTATACTAAATTAAATATGAAAGGTTATACTAAAGAAGATATTAAAAGGA